TACGCCAATACCGGGACGGTGGTGGATCTCCGAAGAGATACCTCATTTCGCAAAAATATTGTATCATCTTCGGAAACAGCATACAAGCAGAACGTTTGTGCGCTGTTATTTTTGTACCCTTTTTTACATAATTTTAACCGAGGTGATAAAATGCAAAAAAGAATGGCTGCTTTATATGTCCGTGTTTCCACAGAAGATCAGGCGGAATTGTCTCCGGATGCTCAAAAAAGATTGTTGCTGGAATACGCAAAGAAGAACAATCTCATAACCTGTGAAGAATTTATTTTCTGTGAGAGTGTTTCCGGCCGTCACGCCCAAAAACGTCCAGAGTTTCAGAAAATGATTGCAACGGCAAAACAATCCTCTCATCCCTTTGATGTGATACTGGTATGGAAATTCTCTAGGTTTGCTAGAAACCAGGAAGAATCCATCGTATATAAAAGTATGCTCAAGAAAGATGATGTGGAAGTTATCAGTATCTCTGAGCCGCTCGTAGACGGTCCGTTTGGTTCTCTTATCGAACGTATTATCGAATGGATGGATGAATATTATTCCATACGGCTCTCCGGTGAGGTAAAGCGTGGCATGAAAGAGAAAGCTTTGCGCCATGGTTATCAGAGTACCCCTCCCCTTGGTTATAAGGCGGTCGGCGGCGGAAAGCCATTCGTGATTGACGAAGCCAGCTACGCTATTGTGTCCTATGCTATGAATTTATACGATTGCGAAAACATGGATGAAACCGCTATAGCAAGGAAGTGCAATGATCTAGGATATCGCACTAAGCGTGGAAACCTCTTTGAACGAAGAAGTATTGACCGTATTTTACGAAATCCTTTTTACTGTGGGACAGTCACATGGAATGGAATGGAGTTTGAAGGTTCTCATGAGGTCAGAATCTCGAAAGAACGTTTTCAAGAGCGTCAAAAGCTGATCCAGGCCAGGATGCGCCCAGCTAAGTCCCGTAGCGTATCCACATGTAGACACTGGTTGTCTGGGCTTTTAAAATGTTCAATCTGTGGTGCCACTCTTGCCTATACCGGTGGCGGCAAAGATGGCTATCATTATTTCAACTGCTGGCAATATGCAAAGGGCTATCACAGAGGCACTTCTTCTATTCCGGTAAAAAAGGCTGAAGAAGCTGTTATTGAATATTTTGACAAGATTCTTGAAGGTGCTGACTTTTCTTATGTCCGGAAAAGTAATTGTTCTGTCAATAATGAAGTTACAGTTGATCAGATTCACAAAGAGTTATCCCGGATAGATATGAAAAGCAAACGAATCCATGATGCTTATGAAAGTGGAATTGACTCTCTTCAGGAATACAAAGAAAATAAAGAGCGTCTGAATGATGATCGATCAAAGTTAGAGTTTGAACTTCACAACCTACTGCACAAGAAAAAAGAAAAGTTTACAGATAAATCAGAGGTGTTGAAAGAGATTAAATCTGTGAATGACGTACTCAAGGATCCGGATGTTGGATATGAAGAAAAAGGCATGCTTATCCGGACTATTGTTGATCAAATCGTCTGGGATAAAGAAAATAACAAGATGTATTTTGATATTATTGTACATTGATTTTTTATCTGCTATTGCACTCCGGTCCACCTGAGTACAATACCATATAACTTAATTTTCCGAAGAATATGATACAATCCGTCCGGCAGTGGGTACCTGCCGGACTTTTTTATAATAGGAAGTTATTTTGTGTTTGCCTTCACATGTTCGATCACCTTTTTCCAGGAATCAATACCACAGGTTCCACTTACCTTTACGCCTGTGTTTTTCTGGAAAACTTTCAGGGATGTTTCTGTATCGTCTCCGAAACGGCCATCCACAGTAACACCAAGTACAGACTGCAGCACAGAAACTGCAACGCCGGAATTCCCTTTCCGGATGATTGGAAGCTGGGTCTCAAACTTTCCCGTCAGAACTACTGCCTTTTTTGAAGTCTGTACCGGATACACTGCTTTTCCGTTCCAGTCATAGATGGTGTATCCCTGTTTCCACTCTTTCTTTGCATTCTCAAGGCTCTTGTATGCTCCGATCTGGCTCTTGCTGTCAGCCCAGGACTTTCTTGTGCGATAATACTTATCTACCGTCGGTGTGTCGGTCTTAGCTCCGATCAGCTGCTTGAACCGGTTCCAGTCCCCTTTTGCACGGATTGCTGACGGGCAGTTCTTTGCACATACATCATAATGCTGCACAACTCTGTCTGCCGGGATTCCCAGCTGTTTCATAAGCTGTTTGCACACCTGGACTGTATTCTGGAAAGCTTTCTCGTAGTTATAGCCCGCCTGAACGCACATCTCGATTCCTACTGAATTTCTGTTGTTGACAGTACCGAACAGCCGACCGCCGTAGTTGACGCCCACGTGCCATGCTCCACGGTTGTATGGAAGCGCCTGATACGCTTCTGTGTCGTCCACATATACATGTGCAGAATATCCCTTAAAGTTGCCATCATGCTGTGCTTTTGCATGCGCTTTCGCATTTGCACCCTTGGCATAGTTATCCGTGTTGTGAATTACGATATATGCCGGTTTCTGACCTGCATAGCTATTGTTGTTACTGATAAGGCTTGTGTTGATATTCATGGTATTACTCTCCTTTTCTGTTTTTGATGTCTTGATAGATAATATACCGTTCAGGATGTTGATGATTTTCTGTCCGTAGTTCTTTCCGGATGCCCAGCCCTGTCCTTTGGGATTTTCCTGGATGCCGAGATGCTCAACATACTCAGCGCAGCCTCTTGATACGTATGTATATCGCGGGTCAATACATTTCTGTTTCAGTCCGTCTGTACAAGCGTAAGCCTGCAGATGCTGGATCTGCGCCCTGATTCCTTCTTTCGCAGTTTTAAAGCTGCAGCCTTTCTTTCCTGTGACGTTCACACCTAATCCGCAGAAATTATTCTGATCAAGTGTTACTGCTGATCCCGAAAACGTGAAGTTTCCTGTTTCCAAACAGGACTGGGCAAAAGCAATGTCACCACGCACGCCCTCTTCCGTGCCTTCCGTGATATACAGAGGAATCATCTTTGTGACCGAATCGGACACCTGTGGATTTACTTTTTTGATGTAAACCTTCATCTGTTCAACGCTGGCCTGTGGGGTTCCCATGATCTTTATCATATTTTCCTCCTGTGAGGGTGATCACTCACCCTCTGAATTTTTATATTTTGTTCTTTCCCAGATCTCCTTGACTTTCTCCCAGCCTCCGGTTGCAACCAGATACACGATAAATGCTGCAATCACAGATGCTACAATGTAATACCAGGTTATTGCAGCTTTATAATATGTGCACAGAATCAGTAATGCTACCGGGCACAGAATCAGGGATGCTACAAGGGCAACAATACTGGTCTGAATGTTCTTCAGACCTGGAAGATCTTTGATCACCTGCACGATTGCTGAAACGATAAATGCCAGGATTCCGATCAGGGCCAGGGCGTAAGTTACATACTGTGTGATAGTGTTAATATTCATAGTCATTCTCCCTTTCTTTTGATATGCAGTTCTTCAATTTCCTGTTTCATTTTTGTTACCATGCCATTTCCGCCAAGTCTGTGGTAAGCTTCGTACATTTCGCAGAAATTCTGATATGCGTATGACGGAATATCTCCCATCTTCGTATACTTTGAGTGATACTCAATCATCTGGACGCGAAGCAAGAGCATAGTTCCCTTACTGTTTGCGTCTCGATCTTTCTTCTGATTTTTCAGAAGCCAAACGATATAACCAAGCAAAATCGGCAATGCGATAAGATATGTTTGTGTGAGTATTTCTTTCAATTATTCACGCTTTCTCCGGCTATTGCGCCGGCGCAATTTTCTGTAAAATAAAAGAGCCTGTCACGGCTCGGCTCTGATCTTCATAAATAAATCCTTTCTATCCTTTCAATCAAACACTGTTATCCTTATCTTCGAAAACATCTTCCGCTCCTTCGAACTCCAGAAGGGTTTTGAGATATTCATATGCTTCCTTGATACTCAGATCGCTAAATTTCTCAGTTTCATAGGTGACAATTTTCTGATAGGGTTGCTGAATCTCTCCAGCAAGTTGTTTCTTCCTGATTTTTTCTGAAATCAGAGAAATCACGGAAATAGAGCAATGACTGTTTACAGTATTGGATACATACAGGATGCGATGATATTCAGTAGTTACACCATCGTCCTGGATTACTTTCTTTTTTAACGCCATTTTGATTCTCCTTTTTTAATCGAAGCTTATCTTTATACTGGCTGTGATAGCGCAAGTATCATTATTTACAATTTTTGAAATTTCATTGTCAGTAAAACCTTCATTACTACCCATTACTATTTTAGCTCTAACATTCAATCCGTTACGCCCTCCTATAACTGTAGCTGTATACGATGACGGTTTTATAGGTTTTGAAGCAGTCGAGCCATATATATATTTTCCATTTTGCCGAATCGTGAGCCCATTTATGCTTGATATCGAAACTAGGGTGGACATAATTGGTCGGGATAATGGAATAAGAAATATGACTTCCTGTTTATTTGATGTAACATATCCATTTACATAAAACTCCATATTTATTACGTCGTCAGCGCGGTAATATGGTCTTAACGTACCGCTAAACTTACCGCCGTTGGGACGATCCAGTGTATATTCGCCGAATTTAATAATAAAATCCCCTGGCGTTATTATTCCGTTTCTAACAAATGCATAGCCATCATCAACTGCGAACCAGGGATAATCCCCAATAGTATTTGTATTACTTCCAACCACAAGCGGGCAATCTGAATAAGTATATTGCATATTACTGCTTAATGGATATCCTATTCGTACTCGTTCGCCAAATTCAGCCTTATTTCCGATTTGAATTCCATTTTTAGTCGGTTTCATCAAAATATTTCCAAACTTCAAGCTGCTCTCAATCTCTCCGGAATTGATATGGAATACCTTTCCTGTGATCCAGGCAGTTGCGTCGGAATCTGGGGTTATGGCAGTGTCACTGGTGCCTTTAAACTGGATGGAATCTTTTGTAAGTTTAAGTTTGGATGCACTGGCGGAGTCACCAAGGATAATATTACCTTTATCGAAAGTAATATAGTCTTTATGACTAGCAATCTCAGCCGCATCAGTGCTTATAACGGTATCCCAGGTATATTGCCAGCCCGTAATGTCTTGGACCATCGTAGTCTTTTTATTGGTATACACACTCAAGTCACCAAGCGCACCTTTGAGATTAGTGACTTCCGTTTGAGATGCTTTAAGAGCAATCTGCTTTTTGTTATTTGAGATTTCAGTCTCGGCCGCGGAGATACGAGATATTGCGTTTGCATCAGCCGATAATAAAGCTACTTTTACAGCTCCATTCGGAATTGCTGCTACTTGATCGGTAGTCCATGTAACGTCAGCATGTCTATCCGACATAACGAAATTATAAATAATACAGCTGCCCCACGGTTCGCATTTTTGCATGTATAAATCCCATTTTGATGTGCCCGATTTCTTTATCCATAATGGCACTGTACCGTCAGCTCTGAACCAATCCAATCCAGGGTCGGGGTTGTTGATTGATTTGAACATTATCTGAACGTTTGACGTTTCCCATCCCCTACTAACAAGTTTGAATGTCATAGGAGTGTTGATATAGTTTGATACTATTGTCAACGTGGCGAATTTAACGTACAGGTTAGTGTTACCGTTACCGGGCACGGAATGTATCCTTACATTGTTTGACGTATTACTTACGCTATATGCTGTTGATGTTGTGTTATCCGTGTAGGTGGTAACAGTTCTTGTCCATAAAAATGGTTTGAAAATATCTATAGCAGGCGGTGATCCAAGCCACGTTCCCGTCGGTGCAGTGGTCTGTGATGCACATAATTGATATGTTATAGCTGTGGATTTAATTCCTTTGCCAGACGCTCCTGTAGGACCTTGAGCGCCAGTTGCACCTTTATCTCCTTTAGGTCCAGTTGGGCCTTGTGGCCCCGTTGCGCCTGTAGCACCTTGTGGACCACGTGGTCCAGTATCACCTTTTGCTCCAGCTATACAAACTCCATTTTGACTTGGTGAATATGTTTTGTTACCAGCGCCATCGGTTTTTACAGTCCTGGACCACATGTACTTACCGTTCACCCATGTCGGAGCTGTGGTGGACCAGGAGCCGCCCGATAGGGATGTTTGTGATGTAGAGAGATAATATTCCACGTCTACTGATGCAAGGGAGTCTTCAGGAGCTGGCGTCCAGTCTGTTGCGATGTTGCCTTCTTCAAGTTTAAGATTTTTAAATTGATACCAAACTCCTGGAGCACTGTTCATGGAAGTAAAATATGTATTTTGATCAGTTGCAGTTGGTAAATTCTCAACCGACTTAACAACCCAAATCAACTTTGCCCATTTATTAATAACTGTTGTTGCATTAATGCTATTCACCGATGCAATAATCTGGTCAGATCCGTCAGTCTCTCTAAACTGGGGATAGAAATAGGTGACAACATTGGATTTAACTTCTACGGACAAAGTGTAAGTAGTGTTAGGTTTCCATTTGCTACGACCTATATCCGTATACCCTATTACGGACCAACCGCTTTGAGCGACCGAATCCCTTACCATCTTGCAAGTTCTAACATTATTATCAACAATTTCATGTCTCGAGTATCCGCCGGTTTTCATACTCCATTGCCAATTTTTAATCCCTTGATTAGTTGCCTCGGCTAAATTCCTTCCGCCAACCATTATGCTATCAATTTTACTATTAGCACTATTAGCCTTATTCCAAGCTTCTTTAGCAGCTTCATAGCTGGATGATTTTGAAACGTCGGAATATTTAATAGTTCCGTTTGACATCACAGTCTGAACGACGAAATATAATGTGCTAGTAGATCCTGAGGTATACGATGGTTCTGTTTTACTCCAATTAGATCCAATGGCGCTACCATCACTTGGTTTGGACGGTGCTGTCGCTGAAGACTGAAGAATATAATACCTCGTAACTTTACTTACACTTATACCAATACTCCCAGTTTCTCCTTTAGGTCCAGTTGGTCCCTGTGGTCCAGTCGGTCCCTGTGGTCCGGTAGCTCCTTTGTCACCTTGCGGTCCCTGAGCACCAGTTTCACCTTTGGGTCCGGCGGCACCTTGTGGACCACGAGCACCCTGGGCTCCGGTATTACCTGTTATACATACTCCGTTTTCAGAAGGCGTGAATTCAGTACGATCATCTCCGTAGGTTACGAAATTTCGTCTCCAAATATACTTGCCTTCTGTCCATGCGGGCTGGTTATTACTCCATGAACCACCAACTAATGATGTTGGGGATGTGGATGAATAAAACTGTTCAAGTGTTGATTTGACTGTATTATCTACTGTGGCTGCTTCTTTTGAACCAATCCGGAAATTGCTGACATTAATATCTAACATATCCGTCACTGGATTGAATTCCAACGATGAATTCTTACCTTTAAGCTTAAATATACCATCGGCATACATCTGAATTGGTGATTCTTTCTTACTTGTAAGAGCTCCGTCACCAAGCCCAAGACCGGTGGTGGAAATATACACACCGCTCGTTGGATCATTAATAGCCAGTTTGCCACTATAGATGGCATTTTGACTCATATCAAACTGGGCAATCTTAGCCTGGAATGCAGACAGATCAACGACGTCTATAGAAGCGGCCTGGATCTTCTGACCATTCGCTTCTGCTTCAGATACGCCATTTGCGATGTTGATTGCTTTGACAATAGAGTCCCGACCATCCGGACCGGCGATGATAAGGCGCTCTGTCTTAATCGTACCGGCTACAATAGAATCTGCGTTGATAGACTTGATCTTCGCTGCTTCAATCGTCGCATCAGCAATCTTAGCGTTCGTTACAGCGCCTTCATGGATTGCTGCTGAGCCAATGGACCCGTCCTTTAGGACGCCTTTTTCAATCCAAGCGTTATTTACATTTGCGAGATCGATATTTGCTTTTTTAGCATTAATTTCCTCAGCATTTTCTTTAACTACATCCAGTTCCTTAATAGATGCATACGTGATTTTTGCAGTCTCCACATCCAGTTTGTTAATCATCGCTCTGTCAATCATTACCAACTGTGCGTAATACCGTTCCATTTCTTTTGTCTGTGGGCCTTTATAATCTGCATTGGTTTCTTCTTCTGACAGGCCGACAGCTTCAACTGAATATGTAAGACCGCCATCGTATTCCCAATCCAGTTTCATGATAGGAACCTTATATGTGTTTCCAGACAGATCTGCTACGGTCAGGATATCCCAAGGATCCAGTCGGGGATCTCCCATCATTTTCAATGTACCTGGCATATAGGAGAAATTTTTGAAAGATGCCAGGATATTATTGAGGACTGTTTGTGTCATGAACGGATTGGAAAAAGACACGGACCTCGCTCCGGATCCTGAAAAGATTGATATGCTTTTTCCATTTTTATCTTGTCCCGTAAAACATACAAATTTTGAAACATCAAAAGCATAATCATTATGTTCAAAATTTCCCCAGTACCGGCTCGTCTTTACCTTATAATCTGAATCCACATAGGTATGCAGCTCGATCTGACCTCTACGGTTACAAACAGCAAACGCGCCATGAAGCTGCGCCACATAAGAAAGGACTTCCCTGCAGCTATATCCTTTCGGCACTTTTATGGATATCGCAGTTAATCCGGATGTCACTACAGGAACACCTGTGATATCCGCAATCTGCTTTAGTACTGCCACTGTATTTGTGGTTGTGCCATCCATGGAAAATGTCCGCTCTGTGTTCATCATACGGTCGTAAGCCGTGAACGTGATCTGATCATCCGCTTTTTGGGGCTTTCCTGCTGTAAAATATCCCATGGGGATATATTCTGTTTTTCCGTTCACGTCCATACCAATCTGAAGGAGCATTTCTGTTCCTTCAACTACCAGTCCTTTGCCAGGAATTGTCACTTCTATGTACTGTGACATGGTAGAACCCAGAGAAAAATCGTCTTCTCCTTCAGAACCTCCGGTGAATTTGATACTTCGTACGGTTGTGATGGATGTTTCTCCATAGGTGAGTAAACATTTAAATGTTCTGGAATCCTGCTGTACCAAGGTTCCAAATGCAGTTGTTGACTGATACACAGGACCGCCTCCTTACTCTGCCAGCATGAAATCAATGACATCCAGTTCAGCCATAGTCAGTGAATCATATTTCGGATCTTCGTCACATTTCTCGACTACTGAGATGGAAACAGTATGAATCTCCACCTCGGTCTCAATATTCAGAAGTTCACTCATATCCTTCCCAAATCTTTCTTTGTCTTCCATGATATAGCAGTCGTCTTCCGTCATGATCTCACCATTTTCATCTTTCTTGGCGTATCTGCGGATCAATTCTTCCCGTTCCGCAGTGTAAGCTGACGCAGCCTCCTGGACTGCTACCACGTTCTTCTTGATCGCATACGCCAGACGGACTGGCAAGCTCTTTTTTTTCATAGATACGCAAGTATTTAAAAAGTCTACAATTTCTTTGTTTTGCATTTTCATTGTTCTGTTCTCCTTATTTTCCGATCAGTGTCGCCCCTACTCCTTTGTATGTTTTCACACCGTCCACATAACTGTATACCGGATAGGATGGTGTGTTTGAGTAGCATCTCTTTGTTATCCGGGAATTGCTTCCAGGATCCGTAAATGTCACATTAAAGAAAGCAGGGCTGATTGCTGCATCAATCTTGGCAGTATCCGCTCTGCTTAACATGGGCCATGTAATTTCCAACGTATATTTAATAGCAATAAGATCGCCTACCATATCACCATTCGCTACACGCCCTGTATTATTTGACCAGATTTTTTCCTTTTTTATTGTCAAACCCGAAAGGGCCGGAGTCGGCATCGTAACTCCGTCAATAATGATATCATCTGTCACTTTACCGCCTCCTTATCCAAATACCGGATTTCCGGTCTGTTTCTGATAGTTGTTTCCTTCCTGGCGGATCACCTTAAACAATTTCTTTGCATCGCCTTCCAGATAGATGTGGAGTTCCTGTCCACGATCATTTCTGCCCTGCATGCTTTCAAAAGCATTCACAACTGCTTCAAATACACCTGCCCGGATTCCGGCAATGATCTGATTATTGTTTGCCACCGCAGAACGGTTTCCCATTCTTCCGACAAGCTCCGGTCCGGACTCTCTTGCCACGAACATTTCTCCCATACCAGGGAATCCGCCATTTGCGTACCAGCTCAGATTGAAACGTGGCAATGAAAATTTGAAGTTACCGATTTTTATAGATCCACCTTCCCAATCCCAGCCGATATGTGGCATAGGGATATGGATGCTTGAAAATCCATTTGCAAAAGTCTGAATAACATTCTGGCCAACTGTGTATAAGCTTGGAATTGCGTTTGCCACCTTGCCTGGTATATTACTTAATATTCCAGACAGAGAGCTCCAGTTATTATTCAGGCCGGTTCTCATTCCGCTTATGATATCCCTGCCTTTCGGCGTTACTTTGCTTTTGATATCTCCGATAGCGTTGAAAGATTGAGAACCGATTTTCTTTACTCTGCTCAGGAATGTTGATTCCCTTACAGCTTCCCAGCCATTTTTCAGACCGGTGATCGCAGCATTTCCTTTCCCACGTAGCCATGTTTTGGCATTTCCAAGTCTCTCTTTTGTCTGCCCTGGGAGTTTAGCAATCCAAGACAGTACAGCTGGCAATCCTGCTTTCATACCATTGAACAGGCCAGATATAACATATCCGCCCTGCGTACGCATGACTGTTGATGGTGAATGGATTCCGAAAGCTTTTTTGAATCCGTTTATAAATGGTTTAAAAATGTGTGCCTTGATCCAGGTTCCTATATCTTTAAATGACTGCACAACACCATTTTTAAAGCCTTCCCAGGTGAATTTTCCAGCTTCTGTGAAATGCTTTATAATATACTTCCTTGCATCTGCAACTGCATTTTTAAAGATACCGCCAATAAATGCGGCAAAACCTCCAAATGCAGCTCCAATCGTTTCAAAAACTCTATCAGCAATTCCGCTCCAGTCAATGTTTACCATCAGATCTTTTGCTTTGTTATAGATGGTGTCCCCCATGGACCACCAATCCATGTGTTCAATTGCTGAGATTGCAAAATCAAAAAAGCCTTTTATCCCATCGGATAAGGTCTGTCCTATTTTTCCAGTATCAATGGTTTTGACCGTGTTGGTTACGAGATCAGCCAGCGCAGTGCCCAAGCCTCTCCAGTTAAAGTTATGAACTGTGGTATAAAGTGCTTCCAGTCGTGTGTTAAAGCACTCTCCAACTGTTTTTCCAACTACACTCCAATTGGTTGTCGCAATCGCTGTATTCAGTGTGCTTACCAGACCAAAGACGGTATCATGTACGGTTCCTTTGATCAGATTCCAGTCAAGGCCTTCAAGAGCACCATTGATCCCATCTCCGATAGCTTTCCCAAGACTGTTCCAGTGGAAATTCTTTGCAAAGGTATCTACAAATCCAAAGGCTGTGTTCAGTCCCTTAGAGAATGTATTACCAACTAATTTCCAATCCGTAGCTTCAATAAAGCCATTCAGAAAAGTGGCAATGCTTTTTGCAATCTTGTTACAGGTATTCTGGATTTTACCCCACGGAATACGTTCCAGTGCTTCGTTGAGCTTATTGCCGACCATGGCGCCAAGTTCTGTAAAATCACCGGACTTCCAGGAATCTTTGATCAGTTTTGCGAGATCTTTGAAACGGCTCTTGATGGCCGTTGTCTGGAACATATCATTAACGCCACCAAGCGGTGATGTATCCGTTCCACTTCCTGTTCCGCCTGATCCGGAGCTGTCTGAATCATCGTTCAGCTTGTTGATCTGGTCGAATCCCAGAAGAGTGCGCTGATATTGTTTTGCCGCTTTTGATGCCATATCCGCGTTCTTTGCATTATTCTTCAGACCCGTTGAGGTACTGTTAAGACTTGCAGCATAATCCTGATTGACTTTCTTGGCCGTGACCATGGTGGTTTTGCCTGTGAAGGCTCCCATTAGCTGGCCTATGGAATTTACCACGTTGATAACCGTCTGAATGAAACTGTTCAGAATTGGTGCTACAACATTCAGGATTGGTGCAAAGGCTGTGGCCAGTGAATTTTTGAGCTGTGTCAGAGACGACATCAGCAGAGAAAGACTTCTGTTTGTTTCTCCACTGTACTGTGCAAGGTTCTGAAATCCCTGCTTTGCGCCATCTACAGCTCCACGGATCACAAAACTTGCAAACATAAATTTTGCAGTCATTCCGATTGTCTTCAGTATACCTGTCAAGCCTCGTCCGGATGTTCCCAGACCATTGAACGAAGATTTTGTCCTGTTAAGAAACGGGATTCCGGATGTGAACTTCTGGATCAGTGCAGCATAAGCACCGGAACATTTCCGGATCACACCGGTGAAGGAAGATGCAACGTTTCCAACACCTCCAAGAAGCTTTGTAAAGCCTCCCCACCCCTTCGAAACAGTTGCTCCTATTCCTTTGAAAATTCCTGTTCCAAAGTTCAATGCCTGTTTCGGAAGAGATACCGGCCGCTTTACATCTGTATTTGAGGATTCCATATGTTTTTTGTCAGTTTCATACATTCTCAATTTACGTTCAGCGCCCTCAATGTCATATGCCAGGCTTCTCCAGCTCATGCTTTCCTGATCTACGCCAAGATCACTCATCTTATCCCGGCGTTCATAGTATTTGTTGAGCTGAGTCTGTGTTTTTTGAATTGTGGAGTTCAGTTGCTGATACTCTTCCGTTGGAACTTTGATGCCTGCCTTGATCTGGAAATTTTTCACAGGATTCCTGCTGAGCATTTCCCTGATCTTATTCAGGGTATTCCTTACCGGTTGCAGTGCCTTGCTTTCCATCCCCTTGAACGGATTCTTTATTTTCTCAGTTTCCTTCTGGATTTCTTCAACGCTTTTCTTTACTTCCCGCCGGCTGTTTTCCATCCCTTTTTTCAATGGTTCTGTTGTAGCTTCAATTATCACCTGCATCTTATGAAGTGTGTCTCCCATGGTCTCACCTCCTCTCTTTTTCTCAACAAATTAATGATTATGTCTATAGTTCCATTCGGCGTTGTACGCCCTTCTTTTTTCCATGTACTCTTCCCACTGGCGGGCTTCCTCTGCTTCTTCGTATGCCTTCTGTTCTTTTTCAAACAGTTCCGGATAATAATCCCAGGGATGAGCTATCTTGCCATCTTTGGCAAATAACGCTGAGATATCTACTGCTATGGCCTGGGCCTGTATGAAATTATCCATGATTCGCTGCTTTTCTTCTCTGAGCAACCGCCTTCTTATATTTGCCAAAGTATCAAATATCTCATTTACAGAAAGGTTCCAGAATGTTTCCGCCGGGATCCCCATCTCAAGAGCTACCGGATACAGCTCTGAGAGCTGTTCTGACATCAGGCGTTCTCGATTTCCTCCAGAAGGGATGCCGCTGTTTTCTCCGGTAAAAAACCCGATACCACCATGAGCGGGATCAAAATCTTCTGATAGAGTTCCAGCTGACTGTTCCCTTCATCGATCCATGCGTCATACAGCTTCTGCACATCCTGATAATCAATCCCATGCTCCCACGGTGACATTGCTTCCTGGATGATCGTCAGCATCACGGAAAGCGGCGGAATATCATCGATCATATTCATGAGATTCTGTCTGTACTTATTTTCCAGGCGTCCGATTCCGGAAGCTTTCAGTTTCATCTTGAAGCTCCTGCCGCCTACATTCCAATAAGCAAAGGGCTGTCTCTTTTTCTTCTGTTCCTCCAGATTGACTACTTTTTCCTCTGGAGCCTGTGTCTCATTCTGGGCAGAAGCTCCGCCCAGATCCTGAATGCCTTCAAAATTCATCATCTTTTATTCCTCCTTACGCCGGATCTGTCTGTTTGATCTCAGACTGTACGGCCATGGTCACCTCAAACTCGATCACACCATTTACTCCACCGCCTGTACGTTTTACGGAAAACTGTGCAGTAAACTCGGTAACTGTTCCATCTTTTGTTTTTTCCTGGAAATCCCAGATCTCTTTTTTGTCTGCTGCATCTCTCATAAGCCTGTACGGGCTTCCGGCTTTACTGTTGTCGTACTTCCATTTGTACTTCATATCCGGAAGGTCTCCAATGCCTTCCTCGTACATCTTGTGCGGATCTGTAAGGCAGGTGTTTTCCTCCTTATCCAGTTCCACTCCGACTTCCGGGATCTCTTTCAGTCCTGGAAGATCTGTGTAAGCTGCAGAGTTTTCTCCAGCTGTGTGTTTTCTGTAACCTAATGTTGCTCCATTTGCTAACATCGCTATTCCTCCTTATCTCCAGTACACGCTGTCAGAATCCATATCAATGATCCCTTCGTAGCGCATCTGTTTATGCTTCATCCCTGACGGATCCGGCACATCTGCACATGCGATCCGTTTCAGGCCTGTCACTTTCATCGCTTCATCTACCTGCAGAGCTGCTTCTGAAGTGCTGTGATTGTTCCAGATATCGATCCGGTATCTTACAAGGGCTTTATCCTCTCTCATTCCTTCAGCATCGGAGCTGGCTTCGTATACATCGTTCTGTTCTTCGGTATACTGGATCGTTGAGCCCTCCGCCCAGGAACGTGGATAAGCATCTGAAACATTTTCGGACACCGTGCACAGTGCCGCGTACACCTGATCTTTTACATTCTTCATATATCCTCCAAATCTGACGCAAGGCTTCCGCCCAGCATCTTTAAGATCTGTTCTTCGTTATCCTTCATAGCCGGATACAGGAACGGATAGGCCGGATTTCCGCTGCATCTATAGAATCTTCCATCCGGCGTGTCCATATATGGCCAACGGTACTTTTCAGCCACCCTTCTGTCTATCTGGCTTTCATGGATCCACCATGACTGTTGAGTATAGACCGGAGTTACTTCCGGAGAGATGCCGGCATGTTTCTCCTGGCCTTTCGGTCCGGTTCCGAACTCTATGTATGGAGCATAAGCTTTGTCTGTCCAGCAGATCCCTGTGACAGTGTTTTCTTCCTCTGTGGTTTCGGCAAAAATGCTCTGCCGGAGTTCTCCGGTATCTGCATGGCAATTCTCAACTGCTGCTGATCGTACAAACTGGATTGCTTCTCCAACTGCCTGCCGGGTGTCCAACTCGGGCACCTCCTGCAAAACTTTCTCCACTTCATCAAATCCATTTACACTCATATCTTTTCCACCTCCATGGTAAGGAAACGATATGGTTTGATGGATATGATCCGATAGTCTGGAAGCTGATCTGCTGCCACATACAAACAAATCCCGTCCCGTTCCTCTATATCCGTTCCATCTTCCAGGATATAATGCAGCCGGCCTTTTTCATCCGTCTGGATCTTATAGCTTCCCTGTATCCGGATATTCCGGATATAATTCAGTCTCTGGCCGTACTGCTCAGCCTGTACTTTTCCGGATGCCGGCCAGCTCTCTCCGGTAACAGAAGAGGCAGTACCATATTCCTCGCTGGTACTGCCTTCCTTATCTTTCTTTACCGTCATTTTCTTATGGAAAAATTCCTCAAGTCTGCTTCTTCTCAGCCTCATAAATCTTTCCTCCTACTCTGGCCAGGCGATACCGGTTCAGCGTATCGTAGATCTGTTTCGGTGCATCCTCAAAGGTATAACTCTCTCCACCCTCACTTCTGGACTTTTCCCCCTCTGTTCCCATCCGGTTCAAAGCGATCACAGCAAGATCCCGGACTGCCTTTTCCAGCCCGGTCCTTAACTGTTTGCGATTGGTGTAGGACAGCACGAAAGCTTCAGCTTCATCCAGAAGGACAGACAGAAGTTCCTCATTCTTTTCTCCGGTCAGGATCTTCAGCTTTTTGATATCTTCTGCTGATGCCATCGTATCACCCTTTCAGGATTGCCAGAAGGTCCGCTTTTGCCAGGGAGGAGACACCGGTCAGTCCTTTCTCCTTTGCAAGAGTTTTCAGTTCTTCAACTGTCATATCCTCGATATCCTTACCGATTTTCTCTTCCGGTACTGTGTCTGGTGTGGCTTTTTTCATCGGTGTGAAGCCATCACTGATCAGCTTTTCTGCTGCAGATCCTTCCGCTTCTCTTTCTACATTTTTACGGATCAGCCTCATGCTTTCGCCTCCTGGATGCTCAGATAGATGGAATCCAGTTTATTATCCAGAATCCACATATCATGGAAACGACGGTAATCCATCTGCCATGCGTTCAGTTTCTGGTTTGTTGTCGGGTCGAAGATACGCATGATATCCTGTTTTGTGACAGCGATCGGCGTGGTTACAGGGCAGATAAAGAAGTTCAGGTTCTTTGCGGATGTTCCTTTTTCATATCCGCCTTTTTCCTGTCCACTATCTTTACCGTTATTGATCTTGATAGCTGTGTACATACGGTTGGAAGGTGTGGAAACCAGCGGTACACCATCTACAGAAGGAACCTGTGTCTGAATTCCGCCTTTAGAGAAGGTCACTGCAGTGATCTTGCCTGCAAGTTCCAGCTCCAGTTCCATAATAAAGTCCGGTGTTGCCTGGCAGATAAGAGCTCCGTTATAGTTTTCTCTTACCGCTTTGATCCCTTCTTTCAGCTTACGCAGAGCAGATGTAGAAGCAGTTCCCGGTACATAAGATTCTCCGATCATTCCTGCTTTATCTGCAGTGAGTGTTTCTGTAGCCAGCTTGCTGATACGGTACGCATCGATCTCCGGAACTACCTGTGTCCTCTGGAACTCTCCCATAACTGCACCGGCAGTCGGGATAAAGTTTGCCTCATTGATATCCATCGGATCCAGCTGGAAGAGACGACCACGGTCCTGTGTCATTTTTCTGGTCTCGTACTCCAGGGTAACGGAGCCGCGCTGGTATCCAGCCTCACGGTCATAGTCGCCCATTCCCTGAACGCTCATTTTCGGGATCTTTACTTCAGATCCACCGTTATAGATCACCTGACCGGCATTGGCATCCATCCAGCCAGTGGTTGCTTCCTGGACAGCGATCTTATCAAGCTGTGTCATAAATAAGGTTGCTGTTGCTAAAGTATTGATTGCCATTGTTTATTCACTCTCCTTTAAAAAATCCCCATCATCGCATTGTATACCTGCTTTTCAAGGGCTTCCTGTGTGTTTGTTTCTGGTGCTTTTTTCGGAGGCTTGCCGCCCTTCAGCTTCTCATCGACTGCTTTCTCAACTGCAGTCTGGAACGCTTTTTTGACGGTTTCCATGGATTTCTTGCAGGCATCTGCATCTGTATAATTCAGTACTTCTGCAAGCTCCACCGGAAGTCCTTCGTCTGACAGGTTGTTCTTTGCTTCTGCCATGAGCTCACTTCTGGTTACTGCTGCCTCCCTGTCGGAAAGTTCCTTTTCTTTTTTCTTCTGCATGTACTGTGCTTTTTCTTCCTTGGTCATCTTGGCCAGCTTATCAGCCTCGGAAAGCTTATCATCCGTCAGTGCCTGCCACTTCTCCTGTGCGTTTGTCACTGCCGTATTGACTGCCTTCTGGACACGTCTGTCAAACTCCGCCTGATTACCGCCTGTTTTCAGGAAGTCATCAAAAGATGGAGGATTATCTCCACCCTCACCGCCTGTACCTTCGCCAGATCCGCCGCCATTGCCCTCACCGGCCCCAGCACCGTCTCCGCCTTCTGCGAATAACTGCAGGTTCATCGGAACTTTACACATTGCTTTGAATACTCTGTTTCTCATATCTTTTCCTTTCTGCCCAGCCTATTCGTTCTCACGCCCGGGCCATTCAGTTTGTGGAATCCGCTTCTTTAACGCCTGGCGGAAAAAGGCATAAAAAATAAGACGCTTCACCCTGCGTCTCACCGGGAGATAATTGGATTACCTATTCCTTCCCTTTGGCTGCTGCCTTTGCTTCTCTTACTGCTTCTGCAACACCCTCGCTGATCAGATGTTCCCCTCTGTTTTCTGTTACTTCCAGAACAGTTCCCTTCTCGACGATTTCTTTCAAGCAGATGTCGCTGTATCTTTTGATGCATTTTACTTTCATTCTCTTCACCTCCCCTCCGTTGCGCCGGCGCAATCACAGTTTAAAGCACATGTTCTGAAACTTCTTATAAGCATCAAGGTATAACTCGTGCTTATCTCCGTTATATGTCAGCTCATAATACATTCCATCCGGCACAGTCGTGCTCAGAAGTGCTTTACTGTTCTGTAATGTCTTACAACTCCATACCACGTACACATCCTGTACTGTGATCTGTTTTCCATCGGTCTTATCCATATGGGAGTTTGTATATTCAGCTACTTTCGCCTTACAAAGCCTTAAAAATTCTTCGTTTTTCATTCTCTACTCCTCCGCAAAAATCCAGTCTTCCGCAAGCATATCTGCCTGAGATGCAAGCCATCCCATCTGCACACCAGATGTTCCTACAAAAGCCACTGCCATGTTGCCAATAGCATTGTGCTCACAGTTTACAACTTCGCCATCTGCTGCCTTATAATAAATCCCAGTTGCAAGCTGAATGTACTGTTTTTTACCATTCCATCCTTTACGAGCTACTTTGGACCCTCTTTTCAGGTACTTGATAGCTTCCCCGAAAGAAAATGTTGCTTCTCCGCCCAACTGCGGACAGTTTACTTCATCTGCAATGATCCATTCATCAGAAAGAATATTCTGAAGCGTATATACAACGCTCTGGGTTTCCCGAATATCCAGTTCCTGTCCATCTTTTGTGTGCATGATGATTGTTTCTTTCTCTGGACTCCAATACCAATATCCTCCCCAGGACGGTAATTTTGCTTTACTTCCTGCTTTCATTGCCTTTAATGCTTCTTCAAACTTCATTTCTGATCCTCTCTTTCTTAAAAATGGGTATAAAAAGACCACCGGCCATTTCTGACTGGTGGTATCAGTTGGTCTGATAATAAATATCATCCCTTATTGATTCAAGCATATATGTTTTCGCTGATGGCTCATAATTTGCGTCCATCCAATATACCGACTCATCTTCCACAAAAAGCATAAAATCAATTTTTGTATCCACATCTACTTCAAATACTCCATTATTTTCACAATTCAGTACTCTCTGAACCAGCTCATTGTCAGGATACATTTCTTTAAGAAATTCGATCTGCTCTTTTTTTAGTTCAAATCTTCGCATTTCCATTTGCTATTCTCCTTACATAGTCTGCATCTGTTGGATTGCATTGAATCAGAATCCCCGTCTCAGGATCTAATGAGACTGTTCCATGTCTGCCAATATATTTCTGGCTTTTTCTTGAATCAGGATCCGTTCTCGTAGGAAATACTTTCGCCGGATTCTCCAGCGCATCCCGTATTCCTTCCACGGTAACTCCTGATCGTGATCTTCCCGTTTTTGGATCTTTCATGGTTCCGATTACTCTGTCCATGAAATGTTTACTCTGTCTGGTTACTGCTGTTCCCTCAGAAGTCTTTATACCAACAACTTTTTCATTGATTTCATCATAAATCTTCTGATAATTCTCGAATCCAGATAACGGAGATATCGTGCCTTTATCTACAGAACGTGCATAAGTCCTGAGCAGTTCCCACTTCTCAGGTTCATTATACTTCATTTCCTGGAAGTCTGCAAAATGTTTCGGCATGTCTTTTCCAAGAAGTTCCCGATACCGCTCATACTGCTTCCGGTCTGACGAAGCGTTCTTGACTGCTTTCTCCTGGGCTTCTGCTTTTAGATTTCCTTTGACGTATTTCTCATACCACTGTTCATAGGTCATATCCGCAGGAACCATCTCTGTACGCCCTGTTTCCGGGTTGTAAGCACTTCTTTTCATGTTCCTGAGGATTTTATCATCTATGACAGAAATCGTTGTAGAGCGGCAATATGGATGCATGGGAGGATAGTTCACTCCGGCTTTCCGGTCTTTCACCGAAAAAACCTTTCCATCCAGTTCCCGACAGATCTCACTGGTACGAAGATCCAGCACTGCCACATAGCGATAATTCTTGATCCCGCAGTCAATATAACTCTGTGCAGTCAATTCTCCTGCCATGTAACAGGATTCTGTTCTTACCAATCGCCTGGCCTGCTTTGCTCCCCCTCCGCACTGGGCCTGGATGGATTCCTCTGTTTCCCGGTCTGTCCGGCCGGTAAGGAGACTGATCAGCAATTCATCCTTCAAGGAATCTGCAAGCTGCTGTGTGTTCTGCCAGATACGGTCTGAAAAATGTTTTCCGGACCATTTCATCTGCAGAGCCTGGTCGATCTGCTTCCTGCTTACATGAGAAAAACTGAATGCCAGGCCAGTTTCTTTCTGCATATTGTAGATGGAATGATAATACGCTTTTTCTCCAAGCTGCTCCAGAAGTTTGGTATCGAACTGTTTCTCCTGCTGATACACCTGCTGCATCACTGCATCTACCTGTGTCATAAGATCCTGCAAGCGTTCCAGTCTTGCACGGTACGCCGGAGCTTCCAACTGTTTCAGGATCTCACTGTCCCTTTTCCTGTTCTGGAGTTCCTGTTTCAGCTGATCAATGGAGTTTTTATCCTGGATGGAATTTATGATCTGCCAGGCTTCTGTTTCTGACAGACCATATTTTGTCATGAACTTCTCAAAGATATCTCTTGCAGCATATTCCAGCTGGAGAGAGGCTTTCCGGTATACTCTGGCAATGAAATCTGCTGTTTCTTCTGCATCCTCCATAAACTGATACATATCCCAGGCAGATCTCTGTTCCCAGTATTTCCTACTCATCTACTTTTTCCTTATCATCCGGATTCTGTTCTGGTGGTGTGTTATCCTGCATGCCAAACACTTCCTGCTGCCGCTTCAGATTCTCTTCTTCCTCTGTTTCCAAGGCTTTCAATTCCTCGTCCACATCCTCCACAAACGGAACCTGTGAAAGCAAGGTCTTCCGGCTTACTTTTCCCCACAGATTTGCCACAATCTGGGATATCTCCAGGAGATTTTTCGGCAGTGCTCTGGTGAATGTCATCGTGATCCCGGATGGATCGATGCTGGTTCCATGCAAAGCCAGATAGTTACAGAATATCCGAACTCGTTTTCTCAGACCTTTTTTATAATATCTGGTCTTGATCTTTGTGATGTTTTCCATGCCCAGGAGCTTAAATTCCATAGCCACACCACTGACGTTCCCTCCGAAGCTTTCATCTGACATACAGGGAATATGAGAAAACTTATGGATATCCTGCTCAATGGCTTTCTTAAGAATCTCCACGCCATTTTCATCAAAAGTCCTGGTCAGATATTCTGCTTTGGCTGTGTCCGGCATCTCAAGAACTTTATACTTTTTAAGACGGGCTTTGGCCTTTCGGATGCTCTCGTCTTCATCCTCAGTGTTCGGTTCGTCCTCATCGGTCAGCAATGTTCCATAGATGGCCAGGATCGCATCAATAAACTGCTCCTTATCGGTCACACGATCGCTCATCAGCGCATTGTATGCATCGATCAGTGGGATCTGCAGTTCAAAATCTCCGATGGCCAGTTTATTGTTCAGGTATTCAATGATCGGGATCTCACCAAGATAATGGGGCACCGCCGGCTCTGTGGTTGCCTGGATCGTATTGCTGTTCTCAATGTCCAGCTCGTACTTATAGTTTGTGGTCACTACTGTGGCCATATAGTGGTCCGGAAGCTCCCCGGAATCATCTTTCCGGATATAATAATAGACAGCAAAGAGTTCGTTTTCCTCTATGCTGTCGTCTTTTACCATGAAGGTATTCTCAGAGGACAGGTTCTTGGTCTGCAGGTTGTTCTCGTTTTCCTTCACATAGACATATTCATAGGCCAGGCCGTAGATAGATGCCTCCAGGCCGTTGTCTCCATCTGTCTCGTCCGCTCCGGCCACCTCCAGTGCGTCTGTGAGGGCCTTGATGTCTCCCTCTGATTTGTACGTCACCGGATTGCCGATGAAATAGCTGCTGGCTGTATCAGAGATGTCTTTTGCATGATTGCACACCAGGCGGTTTTCCCGTTTGGTCTCATCCAGGATCTTGTGCTTTCCTTCGTAGTAGGACATATTCTTCTTCAGCCGGTCCACCTTACTGATGTGTTTGCTGATCAGCTGGCGGATCACCTGCTTATCCGGATTTAACTCATCGAAACTTTCTCTCGGTATTGTAAATGTGTATATTTTTCTCACCTCCTTATCTCTCGGAAACGTGCTGCTTTTCTGCCGATTATGGTGCTGCATAGGTACCTCACAGCGTCACAACAATGATCGAATTGTTTCACCGGTTTGTCTTCTCCTCTTTCCAGGGCTTTCTCATCCCAGATGTAAGAAGCAAATTCTTTTATGGTTTCTTTGCAGGAAGAAGCAAAGACGATCTTCTGCAGGTTCAACAGCATTCCAACCAGCCGGATTCCATCCAGAACGTCATTATTGGCCTTCAGGACCTTATATCCCCGTTTCCGGAGTTCTGCAATAAAAGAAGCGGCCGATGGATCTACGATGATCGCCTTGATCTTAGTTCCATCCAGCCACTCTTTCAGGTCGTCTGCATATTCTGAATCTGTTTTCTGTTTACCTTTGTCTCTTCCGGAATAGTAATACTCCCGGATGCAGTACCATTTCCCGTTGGTTCCTTTATTCCACAACAGAAATACTGTGGCGTTCTGTGTACCATAGTCACAGGAAACATACCTGTTCCCGTTGACCAGCAGCTGATAGAAATCTTTGATATCCTGAACATGTTTGTTCTCGTCGAACATGTCGTAGATGATTCCCTCTGCTGCCGCCCACAGTCCCATAATGTAACGTTTAAAGAATACTCCAACGTACATACTCCTGTATCTGGCTTTGATCTCTTCATCCAGGGACAAGTTATCGTCCATAGTGAAGTGGAGATACAGAATATCTTTCAGACCGGGATCTTTCCCCTCCGCGGCCGCCTGCTGCCTGATACGCTCTGTTTCTTCTTTTCCCAGATATCCGATGGATTTATCTATCCAGTTCTGTTTGAACCAGTGATACGGGCCATCCGGATTACAGTTAAACCAGAATTTTGAACCTTTCACAGAGCATCGGCCTGTTGCCTGGTTCACAAAGGATTCCGGCATCAGGGCAACTTCGTCAAAGAACACTCCTGCCAGCGTGATTCCCTGGATCAGATCCTGAGATCTTTCATCCTTGCCGCCGAATATGTAGAAGTAGTTTTCTTTTCCGTCTTTTCGGATGGTTAGAAGGTTGTCTGCCCTGTGATCCGTGATGGAATATCCTCTTGATCGAAGCATCAGTTTCAACCAGAACAGAACATTTCTCCGGAAGGATCCTATGGTCTTTCCGCACATGGCAAAGTTCTGGCCAGTGAATGTACTCATGGCCCACATAACGAATGATAAAGACATGCTGATTGTTTTTCCTGATCGGATTGCTCCATCGGCAATAACTCCATCCATATCGTGAACCGGGGATTCTTTGCACCACCAGGTCAGGACCTGTTTCTGTTTTCTTGAGAACGGAGAAAAATGAAACGTCTGGCCTATCTGCCTGTTGGCTCTGTTGGTTTTCATCTTCTGCAGCTTATCTTTCAGAGTTTTGAGTTTTTCATACATTCTCATCACCCCAGACATCCTGCGCTGTTGCATTCATTGCCTCCAGGAAACCATCATCTGTGATCTCTTCTGCCTGGTTATCCTGCTTCAGCATCTCAAATTCAAGCTGCATGGTTGCAAGTTCCAGCTTTGCATCGTCATAACCAAACTTATGCAGCATCTCGATTGCTTTCTGCTGCCGGGCCTGCACTCTGGTCAGAGCATCCTCTATGGCCTGGATCTGGCCAAGGATGCCTTCATACTTTCGAAGTTCTGTTAGTTTTCCTTTTTCGATACCGGAAGTATATTCTGTTACAGATATTCCAGATGGTACCGAATCTTCTTCAGATCCAGTCTGAGCCTCCAGTTCACGGAGAGACTGGATTCTTTTCAGCATCCGGCGTTCCCTGACTGCAAGAAGCTGGATTTCTCTGAGAAGCAGCTGCTCTTTGTCTGGCCTGATCATCTCTGCCAACGTTCTTTCTTCTGGTTCCAGGGTATCAAAAAAGAGAGTTTCAAACTCTCCTGTCCTGACTGCATTCTTATTTCCCGGCGGGCCGGTTCCTCCATGCCCCTCCGCATTTTTATTTCCGGGCTGTCCGCCCTTCTTTTTCGCAACGTTGCGTTTATTCTTTTGCAACGTTGCATTATCCCATTTGTATCTATTTTTCCAGCTTCGGATTGTCCCTACCGGGATTCCGAGCTTCTGAGAAACTTCAATTAATTTCGCTCCAGAAGCATATAGCTTTCTGGCCTCTTCTACTCTCTGATCTGGTGCTCTTGGCAAGCCTCACCACCTCTCATTCGTTTCGTTTTTGATATTTGTAAATTACAGTCCTGCCGGCACCATAGTGACAGCCGATTGCTGCCACGCCGAAAGGAGGTGCTCTAACACTTACATACAGTGAATCCATGCGTAAAGTATGTATGTGCTGGTGCCGTGCACGCTGTAGGAAAAATTGCATTAGAAAAGCACCCCGAAGGGTGCCTAGTAAATTTATCACTTACTATTGTCGAAATATGTAAATATATGGTAAAATAATTTTGCAACAAACAAATAAGAAAGGAGAAAACCATAAACCATGCACAAATTTTATCGTACCGTTTATAAACGGACAAAATTAGCAACTTAAGCGCCATCTTAAGGGATTTTGGATTTTTCTCTTCATTGTTCATTGTTGCATTCGCGTATACATAGTTGTTTGCCATCCCAAACTGCGTGGGCATCTAAACTTTTCGTTTAGTGTAAGCCCCAAAATAAACACGTAGGAGGAAATCTTATGAAATTCCTAAAGATGGCGCAGGACGCGGATTTTCTCTTATTTCTTCTCGGCATTTTCTGGATGGATATCTCAATGTACATACAGAAAATAATTTCGACTTGCGATTATAGAGTTTTTAGCTTTATATCTGCAGTCATCATATATAAGATTGTTAAAAATAGTTTTTAATTGAGAAGTGTAAGAGATCTAAAAGACCGGACTAGCTACCCGGTCTTTTTCAATTTGTAAATCTTTTCTTGCCTTTCAGTCTGAGTACCACCAGTAATTGAAAGGCAATGTTTTTCATCGCCTTGTTGGAGATGTGTAAAAAAAGCCGCCGGCCTTTATGCCTTTGGCTTCTATTGTATTGTATAACGATATTTCCGATATAAACGATATTTTTTACTTAATCTCACATTTTTTCAAATATGTATCCCTGATGTAAAGTCTCGGATAGTCCGGACTCTGGGAATATCCTGTCTTTTCTGCTATTTTTTCCCAGGTCATTCCTTGCTGATAGAATGCCTTGAACACATATCTTGTCTGGCCATCTTCAATATTCTGGATCCATCGTTCCACTGCTGCCGCCTGCTCCTTTTTATGTTCATATGTTCTCTTTCTTCTATCGTATCTCTCCTGGTCGAATCCGACTACACTCTGTGGCCGTGCGAATCCTGTGCTGTAATCAAATATCGTACTGTTCCCAAGACCGGCCTCCCCTTGTTTCATTTCAGCCAGTTCCATGCTGAGGACCGGTATTTCCCTCTTTAACTTTCTGTAGTTATCCAGAAGCTTCCTGGTGATCTTGATCTCGCCCACTGGTATCCTCCCCTTTCGATGCTTTTAGCCGGGAACGTGTATGATCCCGGCTTTCTCTATTTCTTCCATTCTTTTCCTGTTTTTCGATCCCGTATACCTGTAATCTCTAATCCCAGCAGACCTGCCGTATTATTCAGGACACAAAAGGCGTTATAAATGTGTGTCGGCATCCTGCCTGCTGACCGGACCGCTTTACCAGCTGTCGGATCTGGATAACCTTCATTGTTCTTGTAGCTCATTTCACACCTTCTTTCATCTCTCTGAGCCTTTCCTCTGCATCTTCCCGGCTAGAAAATATAATCTGCTTGACTTTACCAGCCTTTATGTAGTGAATCGTGTTTCCTGTCAAATATGGATAATGTATCTCCTTCCAGTCTTCCGGAAGAAGATTTGATGTACCTGGGCAGTGCTGGTACAGGATGCAGCTGCTGCAGGTTCCGTCTTCACTGGCCGGCTGGCTTTTACAGAACTGGATCAGTGTGTTGTATGCTGCCAGTGCCAGCTCTGGAGTAATGTCCAACTTCTTTTCATGTTTCTTCATTCTGGGTTTCTCTGCCTCCCGATACCGGTCACAGTGGTCTCCGTCTTCTACAAGGATTCCTTTACGATCACAAAGACCATCGTCGTTATCGATACAGTTTTTGCATGTCTTCATATCTTTCCTCCTTACGATATCCTGATTGCTCTGTTTACCCGGCGCTGGCCTTTTGGCCTGGGTGTGAAAATCTCTTTTTCTTTACATTTCATCGGACTGCAGCCCCTTGAGTGACCTGTGATCAAAAGATATTCGCAGAACCTGGAACCAGTCGTGTTTGTGTCTCCGCCTCTGGAAAAATACAGGCATTTCTCTCAATGTTTCTTTTTGTTATGATTAATCTCTCTTTCTGTCAGCTCTGACCATTTCTTCATCATTCTCTCCTGACGGACCTAAAAAGTTTCGTCCGAACACTTCCATAAATTTTGCGTGACCATATCTCTTTTCAAATTCTCTCTGTGCCATGCGCTGCATCTCGTGCCGGATCCGGGCGTTGTTGTGTACAGCCTCCGGGCCGTAGATATGATGATTATGACACAGGTATACTTTCAGACCGTTCTCTTCTGAGTTTGTTCTGTTCGGACCTCCGAATACATGATGCTCATCCAGGATCCTGTGTTCATTCCAGTTATCGTGAAGCGCAACACAGAGATAGCAGGTCCTGCTGCTTTTATCGTGTAGGATGCTGGCCGGATGGCGCATTCTCTTTTTCTTACTTTTCTGTTTTGGGAATAACATTTCTGCCCCTTTCCGGGGAGGTCAGGGCCTCCCCTTATGTATTTGTGATATATTTGGATTTTGAAAACACCCTTAATCATTCCAGTGGATCTCTATCTTGATACCCAGCTGTTTTTCTACTTCTTTCGAATAATCATCCCAGGTAGCCAAATCATCCATAAGGTATCTGGCGCCTTCTTCCATTTTTTTCATATAGCGTTCACATCGCTGTTTTCCGAAGCCGAACACATCATGCAGTGCCGCTACTGAAAGTAGTGTAAAGGTATCCAGTGTCATTTCTTTGATTTTGTCACTGGCTTTGTTCAGCTCCTGCCTGGTTACGTTCAGGCTGATTCCTGTTTTCTGCCGGAAGCGGACTTCTTTTTCCAGTTCCTTAATTCCTTTGTCTTTTGCTATACGCAGTGCCAGTTCCATACCCTCTGTGCGGCCCTGCATATACTGATCAAGTTTAGCCATTTTTCTGTACCTCCTTCAGGAATTCAACCAGCTCTGTTTCTGAGTTCGGGAATTTGTGATATTTCGAATGGTATGTCCATTTCGGTACGCCCCCAGATCTTTCTGGTTCCGGTCCGCCTACAAGATGCAGGAAATATGGTTCTGTTGGCACCCACCAGCTTTCTTTTCTTGGCTCCGGATCGTATTCTTCTGCTATCAAACGGGCGCCATTATTGAAATCGTACTTGTAGTACCGTACTCCAATATGAGGATCTGTGTACCAGAGCCCCCAAGATTTGTATTCCCTCAGCCACTGTTTACGCTGATCATTGTTTCTCATATCTGGAAGAGGTGGCTGTTCCCTCAGATGCTCCGTCCGGTTTTCTGGAAGCATCTCGATGGATGTTTTGTAATCGTCAGAATCCTGCTGCTTTTCGTCCGGCGTTTCTGCTGCTGATTGGCAGCGTTCTTCCAACCATCCGCACCGGCCGTTGCAATCATCCGTGCACTGTACACAACATTTATATTCTGTGTTACAGTAAGCTGCTGCCCCGCAAATTCCTGATTTACTTTTTCCGGTGATGCATTTTGCCGGACCTGATACTTCGTTATCCTTCTTTTTCGGCTTCTCTGGTGTATCTACAGATGTCATCTTGACCGGTTTCCGTTTCTTTCCAAACCGCTTTATCAATTCATGAGCCAGTTCATTCCATGTAAAGGCACATTCCATGTAACTTCCAGGATTGAACATGATTCCGGTTGAATTTGCCTGATAATTGAAATTACCGTTCCTGATTCTGACATCCTGATACCGGGCTTCCAGTAAATAAGTTATCGCGTTTATCTCACACGTAAGAACCCGTTCTTTATCCCCTCTGTTCAGGGCTTCGAAAAAGCGTTCTATCTGCAGTTCCGGTGTGATTGGAATCTCGTTCTCTGGCGGCCGGTTCTGTCCGGTTGCTGTTTCAATAGTCATTTTTCCTGGCATGTATTCCGGATGTCGATCAATACTGTCCTGGCCAGGGATCTGATCATCTATCTGTTGCGCCAGCGCAATAACTTCTACTTCCGGAGGTTTCCTGATTGCACGGATTTCCTTTGCACTCATTTCCGGTTCAGCTTCTTCTATCTGATCATCTGTCAGATACAGCATCTCCTGCAGCTGGCTTTTGTTGAAATCCTTGTATTTATCATCCAGGATAGGGCTGTTTCCATCTTTGGAAAACTTGTCATTCATTGCCATCCAACGGCTTGCTGCTGACTTTTTGATTCCATACTGGTCTTCCGCAAACTCCCAGATACTGCTATATCCACCGTCCCGGAATAATTCACGGTCCCGGATATATTTCATGTAATATCCGGCGGCAATAAAGCTCCTCGACATGTTTTTGATGTTCGATGAAAGAAGTTTTTTTGCATCATTCAGAGACATGTCCATCTCATACCATTTACTTTCTACTGCGTCCATTTTTTCTCCTACACTTTATCCCCTGATTGTTTCGTACCGTTTCTTTTTCTCGTTGTATTTCATTGCTACTGGCTGGCCACAGTCCAGGCAGTTCAGATCGAACATTCTTTCTGCTTCATTTGTGAAATACCGGAGATGTTCCCCACATTCACAACTAAGAAACGCAAGTTTCAAATCTTTCAGGTCTGTTCGCTCTCCACACTCAGTGCATTTGAAAGAACTCAGCCCCACTTTTGTAAAGAAGCTCTTTTCTGCTCCGCATTTACAACGGATATGCAGAAATCCTGAATATCCTCTTTCTTCGCAATGTACGATCTTGTTCGGCTTATCTGTCTGTTTTTTTTCTGGGCCTTCCACGATATTTACAGCTGGAACATTCTGAACCATTTCTGTCACCTTCTCTTTGAACTCAGGATCCTCAACCGCCGGTACCTGGATCAGAAAAATATATTTCTCCAGGATCTCATTCAGTAACCGGAATGTGTATTTTGTTGAAGTGATATCACCGGTCTTTTTCACTGCTGCCAGTACCGGTTTCCCAGCCAGTACCATTTTCAATGCCTTATCCAAATTCGTTTCCTGTAACATCTTGCGTCCTCCCTTACTTCTCCTCAATTCCTCTGCTGCATCCATCGCCTTCTGTCAAAACGCCCGCAATTCCGGACATTTTTCCTGCACAGTGAGGCTTGTTTATCCCTCCGCGATACCCGCAGTCTTTGCAGAGTGTGATCTTGCGATATTTGTTCATAAGCTGACCTGCCTGGCTCTTGCCAAAGTCATTGACCTTCTCATACTCTTCGCGGATCTTGTCCGTGTACTGCTGTAACTCACAATGGCAGCAGTACCAGTCCATTTCTTCCTGTGTCAGCTTTTCTCCACGATGGCAGCACAGCTCGTCACACACGTATGTCTCAAAAGCTTCAAGAATGCTGTCTATGCCTTCGTCTTCGTTCCTTGTCTGCTCTTTGCATCCATTCAGGTTTTCTTTGTTCGGGCTCATCGTCAAACCATAGTCCTCCTTATCCCATCACACTTGCCAGGAATGTCTTCTGCTCCCTGGCAGCCTGTTTCTTCCGGATGCTTTCCTCCGGCATCCGAAGCTCTATACTTGTTTTTATGACCCTGTCCCGGGTCCTGTTGTCTACATTCAGTGCATCAGTGCTCATGTTTGAGGTGTAAATTGTAATGTTCCCGTCCTCCATGCGCTTATTGACCAGCCGGAAAATCTCCTGTCTGTGCCAGTCCTTATCTGCCTGTGCTCCGATATCATCAAGGACCAGAATCCCGCACTCACGGTAGATCTGACTCGGATCTTCTTCCCCGCGTTCCCGCTTGTAGCTGTTCCCAACGATGTCGATATAATCCGGAGCTGTGATAAACCGCATCGACAGGTTATATTTCATCATCACCGATTTGGCCAGGCAGCAGGCCAGGAAGGTCTTGCCGCTTCCAGGTGTCCGGCTCCACAGATACAGCCCTTTTCCTGCCATCTCCCATTTCTGAAAATGATCCAGGAAGTTGTGACACAGATCCTGCATCTTGCCCATGTCATGTGAGTACATGCCGAAATCAAACTTTGTCAGGTCTGCGTCATGATATTCTTTCGGGGTGCCTGTCCTGTCCTCACCCCGGAACTGTCCTTTGCATTTCGGGCATCTCCGTGCGTATGTAACTTCTTCCGGAAGCCCGTAATCAAGTACCGTTGCTCTGTACAGCTCCCAGCCTGTCCCATGGCATACCGGACACTCACCAGAGCTGGACTGAGTTTGTTGGTTCTGGTTCATCATTCATTCCTCCCTGATCTTTCGGATCGTAGTTTCCATCAAGGACTTTTGCCATGTTGGAATCGCAGATCATCCAGTCAAAAGTAGCTGACCAGTTACGTTTGTTGGCGCCTTTCAGGAAGTCGGAAGCCTCTGCCTTTTCAAACAGTTTCCGGAAGTCATCAAGAGTGTATCCGGTCTTCAATCTGGCATTGATCGCCTTTTTCCTTGCATCAGACATCTTTACCAGGCGGGGATACGACCCACAAACGGAATTGTATAATTCACGAATCGTGGCATAGATGCTGCTTTCCGGAGTTCTACTCTCATAATCTCCTTTAGGAGATTTATTATATTCTTCCTTTCTTTCCTTCTTCCCTTCTTCTATTGTTGCCACTTGACTGCCACCTGACTGCCCGTTGACTGCCACTTGACTGCCACCTGACTGGTACTTATCGTAGTTTTTTATTGTAATTACGCTGAATTTCGGGTGCCGGTTGACTGCCACCTCGCCTGTATTTTCCAGATGTTTTAGTGCCGTTCTCACATTCTTAAGTGTGAGGCCAGTTTCCAGAGCAAGATTCTGCTGAGATGTGACAAACGATCCTCTCGGAACGTCTGTCCCCTGGAACCTTCCAGGCTTCCAGTTCGCTTTTAAAAGGATATGCAGGAACAGCACCTTGGTGTTGATGTCGGTGTACCATTCCCATTCAAGGATTTTCCTGCTGATCTTCACATAATCCATAACCAGCCTCCCATTCCCTGTATAACTGCATCCAGTCTTCCAGTGTCATAGTCACAAGCCACTCACAATGATTCTTTCGGTGGAACGCTGCCGGAAGCTCCTCCGGTTTCCTGTCTCTCTTGGCCTGATCTATTGCATCGTATATGTTAAGACGTTCTCTTCTCTTTACTTCGATATGGATACCAGGAAGGCCAACCACATCCGCATCGCCGTTGGATCCGCAATACTGCTGCCCCCTCCTGGCTTTTTTATATCCATAGCCCCGGAGGATGCTTGCGACTTCCCGTTCTCCGGTGGCTCCCTTACTTCTGCTGTTCATGTTTTTCTCCTATTCCGTATTGCTCATATAATTTCTGCTTCTCAAATGGTGTCATGATCTCACTATCCGGGATTCCGGAATATCTGCATTCCTCGATCAGTCCGCTGATCAGCCTGGCCATCTCTTCTGTGTTGTAAGTGCTGGAGCCTCTCAGAAGGAGATACACACGCTTTGTCTCGCCTTTCATGACTGTAACTTTCGGGGACAATGCCAGGTGGTACTCCATCTTGCTCAGGACTTCTCTTTCTGTCTGATCTGTGTCCGGAAGGGGAACAGCGATCAGCTGTCCCTCCACCCGTTCATACTGCCCGTAGTCCCGTAACATTCGGTCGTGGGCTTCTGCATTGCTCCAGCCATGGATCTTTGCCAGTTTGGTCAGAAGGCACCAATAGTAGGCATTTGCATCCAGGGACCGCTTTTCCCTGTGTTGCTTCAGCTTTACATCTATGTCCTTACCAGAGAAGGTCTGTGCCGCCTCAGCAATGTTCTGGTCCGTAGAAAATGAAAGGTTCCATTTCCCAGTTACTATATCCCGGAACATTGAAGAAAGCTTTCCTTTAAATTCCATTAATCATCACCATATTTCTCTTTTAAAGCATTCAGCATATTACCCGCATCAGTTTCTGTGAGGTTTTCCCAGGTCTTTCCATTGGACCGTATCCAGTAGTCTAAGTTGATCTTATGTTTCTGTCCTAAGCTCTTAATTGTTTTAAGCTGTGCAGGTGTAGCAAGTGGATCCTCACCGGGAATTTCATTGCTGAATGGCCTGTGTTCCTCCTTCAGCCAGAGATTGAATCCCAGCCCTGTATGTATGGCTACGCATTTCACAAAAGAACGGCACATGCTGTTCCACACCCTCTGCTGGCTCATGGAATTGTCTTTTACCGGATTGCTTCCGTTCATTACCGGGGACTGCATGATATATTCCGCATCATCGATCACTACCTTAATCCTGGTTTCATAAGCTCTATTTGTTACACCGTTCTTGTCCGTAAAAATAACATCTGAATAGTAAAGGCTTCCTCCCGTCCGTTCATTCGGGATTGGGACAAAATAGACCTTTTCAGCACCATGCTCATGAAGAATATCAATGCACTTTGCCCAGTTTAGATAAAGCATCCCATCACGCTTCTCACAAAACGGAAGGACATCAACCTTCCGCATCTCATCAAATTTCTTCAGCATTCCGGTACCTCCTCAAAAAAGCAATACAGGTTATCTGATCTATCTCCTGTGGCCGGAGTTGTTCTTCCTCCAGGAAGCCATCCACCGGCGGCATGGTACTCGATCCGGTTCAAAGCCATCTCTGGATTCTCATGGTCAAGGATCGGATCATCTCTTTTCTGAAGCTCCTGGAGAAGCTCATTGATACATTCTGCGATTTCCGAACTATGCAGCTGTTTCAGTGCTCTCAGCTGCTTTCTTCTGAAACTTGCTCCGCCCAGTTTGACAAGATAGCGTTTGCATTCGTCCGCCTCGTCTACCAGGAACTTGCCGTTTGACACAGTAAACAGCTTTCCCTCTGCCAAAACACCAAGAATTTTGTTTTCACTGTCATAGTCATATGACACACTGACATCTGTTTCTGTGCTGATTTCAAGCACCAGATCAAGAATTTCTTTCATTTCGTTTTCAAACATTGATTTTCCTCCTGCATTTTTGTATAATGAGGACGTAATATTCGGGAAATACTACGTCCATTGGGCCCCAGGAGTTGCCGCTCCCAGGGCTCTTTTTCTTTATCGTTTCTGATACCCTGTCCCAACCACGGCCACAAACGCCACCTGCCAGAACAGCCCTGCCATTAGGATCATCTCTGCCGGGCTTCTCCACTGCCAAAATGGAAGGTTCGCTATTGGAAGGGCTATAAAAAGGGATATGATCGCATCTCGTTTCATTTTTTGCCTCTTTTCTTATGTTCCTCATCCACCAGAGGGCGGAGCTCTGCAAGTTTCTTCTCGATCTGGTTCAATTCCAGTCCACTCCGCTGTGGTTCAGGATGTCCGTTCGTCTGTTAACCAGATCTATGTATCTGTTTACCTGCTGTGCTGTCATGTGCTCCTCCTTTATGCTGTCTTTTCGTAGTTCATTCCTTCCAGGGCTTCTTTTACACGCCGGAGGATCAACTCCGACGCTTCTTCTTTTGTGAGCTCTCTTTTTTCTCCGTTTACCTGGATTCTTGTGATAAATTCAATATCTTTCATGTTTATCACCTCTGTTGTATCTTATGAATGTATTGATTTTTGTGTTTATAAAATTTTCACTACTTTGTCGAACGCTTTTTCTTGCAGTTTCGACGGTGCGCTCCTATTCTGTATATACAGGGCACTGCCATGCCTGAGTAAAATGAAAGGAGCGATTTCTATGGAAAAAATCACAACCAATGATCTTCGCGAACATCTTGACCATTATTCCGCAGAGTTTCAAAAAATGATCAATGATCCTTCTATTCCACCTGAATATCAGAGTCTTTTTGACACTCTTTCCAGGAATTGTCACTATATGTTCTCTGAAATTATTGATTATCTAAATCAGGCCGAATAGCATCTGATTCTTTTTCTGTACCGCCTACCTCAAATTCAATTTTTGTTGGCATGTGGTACAGAATCTTTCCAGCTTCATCAATCAGCTTTTTTGCTTTTTCCAGATCCTGTAGCACTTCTGTTTTTCCTTTTATATTAATCAGCATTTTCAACTCGCCTCCTTCTGATCTGACAAAAGATATTCCATGGTTACTCCAAGATAATCTGCTAC